CTCCTCAAGGTCCTTGCGTTCCTTTTGGTCGAACTCACCGGATGCGATCTTGGTCTGCATCTCGTTCTCGATCTCGAAGGCAGCAGAGCGGCCAGTGTCGTGACGGAGAATGTTCATCACATCCGGGTCATCCTGAGCGAGCAGGGTCCCATTGGCGATGGCAGTAGCCCGTTGTTCACGGGTCATGGTTCGGATGATCTGGTCAGACTTCGCCTGAGCGTTCTTCCCTTGGTTCTCAGCGTAGGTCCCATAGGCCCCAGCACCAGCCTTGACGAAGTTCATCATGGACTCGGTGAAGCCGTTGTTACCTACGTCAGCTCGTTGAGCCGAGGCTTGGAACTGGACGGTCGCAGTCGAACCCTTGAGGCGCTCCTTGCCGCCCATCTGGGCCTGATCGAGCGCCCTTGCGATGTCATTAGCCATTCTTTACTCCTCCTTGCGCAGTGCCAGTGGAATCCCCAGTGGACTTAGTGGTTGAACCTCTCATTGCGGAACCTTGCTGGTAGCCGTTGGCCCCAGACGAGACGATCCCGAGGGCATGGCTCAGGCCACTGGTCTTGATCACTTGAGCTTGGCCACGGAGGGCAGACTTGGTGTTCTCGACGTTGGCGATCTGGTTCGCAAAGATGGACTGATAGTCCCGCTTGTAGTTGTCGGTGATCGACATCCGTTGTTGGGAAGCTTCGTTGTCAACCGAGTCGGCGACACGCTTCATTGAGTTACCGGACATCATCGACTCACCAATAGCGGTACGGATGGTGCCCTTGTTCTTCAGGGCCTGCATGTTGACCTCGGCGAGTTGCGCACGGGCCTCCTCTTGGCGGTCCATGGCGGTCAGGTTGAGGTTGGCGTTGGCCATGTTGGTCTGCTTAACCTGCTCACGCGCAGTCCTCCGTTGGGAGTCCTCAGCGTTACCTTCACCTTTGGCCTTATCCTTGGCAGCCATTACCCCACCGACCACAGCCACAGCGGCCATGGCGATGCTTACTGGTTCACACATGGTGACCTCCTATAGCCAGAATTGACGGAACCGACATCCGGCTGGACTCATCACATGTTCACGGGCGAAGGACGCACCGAGGGAGTTGAGGAGACGAATGTGGGAGTGATTGTCCACCGACACGAAGTTGGTGTACTCGAAGTTCTGAGTCCCCTTGAGGGACCCATAGTGTTTCTTGAGGATCTTGTAGAAGCGGATGCGCTCACCCTTGGTCAGCATGTCCACCACGTTGGTAGTCACGAACCAGATACAGCCCCCATGAGAGCCCCCTACAGCCAGCACTAAGGCGCCCAGCACAATGGCATGGGTCGTCTCATCGAGGCACTCAGGGATCACATCACGGGGGTTGCGGTTGGGTATGTTGGAATGGAACTCCTCAAGGTCGCCCTTGGAGAGGTCATTGGCAGCAGCTTCAAGATGCCATCTCTTTGCTTTAACGATAATCATGTAAACCCCCATAGGGTGGCCATAGTGAGGGGTTTTAGTCCCCACCATGGCGCACCAGTTAAATGCCGCTTGAACGGCGCATGTAGTTGCCCTCCCATCCGCTACCGATGATGTTGAGAGGGTTCGGGTTGGAGCTGGTGATCGTCACTCGTTGAACCTGGGCGTTGCCCGTGACAGGGAACTTGAACTGACCAGTGCCCAGCGAGAGTTCGCCGAGGACCATCTGGGTTCCGAGTCGGCCACCAGCCATCACATAGACGAACTGCGAGGAGCCGTTGTTGACGTTGATCTCGAATGAGCCAGAGTCCTCGTAGTTCAACCACGCACGACGAAGCTGAAGGCGACCAATGTCCTCGGTTGAGGAGGAGCCATCGTCAGCGGTCTGCTTGATGAGGAACTTGGAGAACTCGTAGGTGAACTCATACTCACGCCCGAAGACCACGTACTCGCCAGTCCGGTTGCCCAAGAAGGTCAGCACGGAGCCCGATGGCCACGGTCCTTCATGGCGCAGTTGCACGCCTTGTTGGTCGATGGTGTAGAACACGGACTCAGCGTTTGGCAGGCCACCGAGGATGGTCGCAATAGGGATCGTTGAGGTGTTCGCGTCGATGTCATAGGCACCGATCTGGATGAGCTTCTTCTGGTCCATATAGGTCCGGTAGGGCTCCTGAGCGATGTCGATGGTGGACTGAGTGAACTCAACCCGCTCCAACATGATGCCCTCTGGGCGATCCAGCATGAGGTACATATAGGACCCGATGCTTGCCGCTGCGAGGATCTTGACGCCACTCCCGAAGTTCCAGTGGGAGAAGCTTTGTTGCTGCAAGGTCTCGTCGAGGTACAGGAACTTGTAGACGTAGAGGTTGCCCGGTTGCCCGCTCGAAAGGAGGCTCACGAAGTTCTCAGTGCCCGACCCATGGATAGAGTGGACAATGTTCGGCAGATAGCTCGGAACGTGCGCAGAGACATCCTCAGCGGACTTGACGTTGCTCACGTCTTGGATCGCGTAGTAGCGCTTGAGGGAAGTGTACGAGGCACGAGGTGCAGCAAAGTAAACGCCACGACCAATCCCGAAGGGTCTCGCACCGTCACTCACGTCGAACTCAGTGGTCAGGTCCAGCTCCACAGTCTTCGAGGACAAGATCCCAGCCGAGGACAGAACGAACTGGGCTTGGTCACTCCAGAGGAGCAACTGCTCAGCAAACGGAACGGCGTACTTCAGGACACTCACACGGTTGTGGGAGATGGCCACGTCGATAGGGTCATCGTCCCCAAGGGCGCTCACAGAGGCCGGGAAGAAGTTGAAGTACTTCGAGGTCCTCGACATGATCACGTTCTCGCCCGAGATGAATCCCAAGCGGTTCCTGAAGAAGAACACATCGTTGATCCGGTCGCCGATGAAGGACGGCATAGGGTTCGTGCCATCGTCACCACAGGAGCGGGTGTCCCACGTCAGGGGAGTCCAGTCGAACTGCCCGTCAGAGGCCCTCACGAGAGCGTGTGGCATCGTCGAGGTGTTGAACCCAGTGATGATGCCCGGTCTTGCGATCTCCCTCCAGACCTTCCCAGAGAGGCTGTACTTGACCCAGTAGTTGTCGCCTGTACGAGCGGACTCGCCAGTGACCTCAACGATGTAACCATCAGGGGCCTGAGCGGGCAGCTTGTTGAACGTCTGGACTTGGTAGATGAAGCCGTTCATTAGCTGATCACCGTAGCCATCCTTTGTCTGGATGCTCGCGATGGCACCGGGACCGGGACCAGTGATCATTACCCAGCCGGGACCAGCAGCAGCCGACCAACCACTTGGGCCGAGGGCAGCGTTGATCTGGATGGCCATCTGACCAGCGATCCATGAGGCGTCCGTCATGTCCACTTGGTTCATGCCAGCGTAGGGTTGCCCAGCAGGCACCTTCTCAGCGGAACCGTTAGGCATCTGGATGTTTCCGTAGACCCCACCGTTGATGAGGATCTGCATGGTCCGGCCATACTGCCCACCACGGATGTTGATGAGCGCACGCTGAAGCAGGTTTGGATAGCCAGGTTCAGTGAGTGACGAGTTGAGCGCGGTGACCTTCTTGCGGTTCGTGACGAACGTATAGTCGGCCACGGTGATCAGGCGCAGGTCAGTTCGAGGGTCGGAGCAGTCTGCATAGCCGTTGTAGCCACGCACGGTGTACTCAGTCCCAGCCAAGTCGTGGACCGCCAAGCCATTCCCAAAGAAGGACACAAGGTACTGCTCAGTCGAGTCGCGGTTGATCATGTGGACCAGAGGCTTCACACCCAAGGCACCAGTGTTGTACAGCCGCTTGATCATCTTGGTCGGTGGTCGCTTCTGAAGACCTTGGGTCTCCGAGGACCAGCCGTTGATTTGTTGGGCGCCTTGGTTGGAGAAGCGGAGGATGTCGGGTTGTTGCGAGATACCTCCTTTGAGGTTCTTTACGGATTGTGAAACGAGTCCCATGGGTCCCTCCTTATCTGTTAGCGATACCACCGACGAATGAGTCACCGTCGATCATGTTGAAGCCACCGAAGTCCAGCTCGTATTCCTGAATGGAAGCCCAAGCGTCGTTCTCTTGTTCCTGCAAGGAGCCCTCGATTTCACCAGCACCGAAGAACCGGATGTTGAATCGACGGGAAGCCTTGGCGACGATGTACGAGCGGAAACACTCAGGCATCTCAGAGAAGCTCTTGAGCTTGATGAGGTCTACCGTGATGGGACCCGTGAAGACATCTGAGCGAGCGGTGCGGTCATAGACGTAGCCACCGCGATTGATGTACAGCGTGCCCCCAGTGGTGGTCATGCGGAGGAAGTCCGACATGTACTCAATGAGGTTCGAGAAGGTGTCAGGCAGAAGCGTTGCGCCCTCCTCAATGTTGAAGGTCCAGCCCTTCGCTTGGATCTCCCGGTTAACCTGAGCGAGGATGCGACGACAGTTCGCTACGTCAGCGTTAGGGTCGCCCTCAAGGGAGTTCACAGGGGACTCGCCGATAGCAGCGAGCATGTCATTTACAGCTTGGAGTTCTTCGTCAAGCTCCAGTACCGATTCGGTAGCCATGGTTTCTCCTTAGTCAAAAAAAAACCCCACAGAGCCGGGTAGGCCCCATGGGGAGAGAGTTGTCGTTAAACGTCCTGAGCTTTGATGCCCACGATTGGTCGCGACAGGATGAGGCGCATATCCACAGGGCCAGTTGCGAAGGACAGCGTGATGCCGAACTTGCACGCAGTGGCGTCCGTAGCGAGCGTCTTAGTGACGATCTTTGCAGGGCCGGTGTAGGCAGGAACTGGACCGTATCCGACCAGAGTTTGGTCATGGAACAGTCGGCCACCGCCAGTCTTGATGTCAGCCAGAGCCCACGCTTGGAGACCTACAGGAACGCTGGTTCCATCGACCTTCGTCATCACAAGCTCACACCCAGCAGACAGGGCTTGGTTAGCCAAAGCTTTGATGAGGGAGTTGTGGCACGAGAGCTGGACGAGACCTTGAGAGGTCGCGCTGCCAGTGATGTCGATCTGGATAGCGTTGAGGCCACCTACAGTGGTCATGGAGCCAACAACGGTTGCGCCAGAGGCGTTCGTCAGGGTCCACTTCTCAGCGATGGTGCCAGTTGCAGGAGCCGTTACGGTCCCCGGAATGGTTGCCGAGAGAGTTGGGTTCAAGATCTGGTTAACAGGCATGAACGTGTGCCATGCAGCAGCAGGGTAGGTGAAGTAATTCGCAGCGACGTGCGCTTGGATATTACGACCACCTTTCGAGTTGCTATGCGTACCATCCATGGACACGTTGGTGTCGGTAGGGTCATATGCAGCATCAGCGTTCAGGTAGTTAAAGTTCTTCCCAGTGATGTTCGCAAGACCATAGTTGAAGTCGAGGCGATACTTCTGGTTCACGCCACCATCAGACAGAACCACACGAGGCAAGATGCCCAGCCAGTTCACACGAACGCCACCAGCGTTATATGCGTCAATGATCTGGTTAGCCAGAACGAGAGCAGCAGGAGCCGTAGTGTCCATGTAGTTGTTGGTGCCGCAATGGATGAAGATGTCAGTCATCGAAGGGTTCTCAGAGAGGTTCCTTGGAATGTCTGCCAGTACATCCTGAAGCTTGTGTCCACCAGTACCGTCAGTGCCCGCCAAGCCAATGTGGCCTGAGAAGCGCATCTTGGAACCAGAGGCCAACATTAAGTTTGCAGCCCATGAGCGACCATCCTCGTTCGCAGTCAGGCTATCGCCTTCAAACAGTGCGACTCGGGTTGCGGTATCCCATGTGTTCTTAGCGATGGTCTCAGCGATTACCGTGATGGTTGTAGTGGAAGTGAATCCACCATCAGCGGTAGTAACTGTGATCGTAGTGGTCCCCAGAGCGAAGGCCATAACGAGACCTTGAGGTGTGACATCAGCGACCAGCGTGTTGCTCGACGAGAATGTGACGGCCTTATTGGCAGCCGTTCCCGGTAGAACAGTCCAAGCCAACTGAGAGGACCCATAACGGGCCACACTCAGAGTAGGCGAGGACATGCTCACACCAGTTACGGTTACGCTGCCGGAGTAAAAACCAGTGCGCCAGCGGCTTCAGGACGAAGACCACCGTGACCCATTGCGTACTTACCGATGATCTGGTCAGCTTGGAACTCAGCACGACGAGCGCGCTCCAGTGCCATGTCTTTCAGCTTCACGGTGCCTACTGCCGAACGGTGGTTGAACAAGCCAATCACGTTGTTGACAGCTACCTTGTCGTCACCGCTGGTAACAGCAGGGAAGATGTGGCGTTGGTTAGTACCGATGGTGTCATCGCCAGCACCGCCAACGGTCAAGTGTGGAACTTCGATGATCTCGAAGCCCATGACGTTGCGGATGTTGCCGGTTTCTGGGTCGATCAGCGCGCTGTAGTTAGCGGCGTTCGGCATCAGAGCGGACAGGATTGCGCTGTAGTCGTCAGGCGAGGTGTAGAAGCGACGATCCGAGGCCGGAACGTAGTTCTTGGTCAGACGGGCACGGGCCAGAGTCAGACCTTTCAGGATTGCTTTACCACGCAGTTCCACGTCAACGAGGTCAGCAGCAGCACCAATGTTCAGAACAATGGCAGTACCCAGACCAGCGATGTTTTCGTTGGAAGCGGCAGGCAGGTTGCACAGCTTGGCCATTTCAGCCAGCACAGCACCGTCAGCAGCGATAGCCAGAGCTTCGCCCAGTTGAGCCGAGTATTCAGCACGAACGTCGTAGTGGTTCATCGCGTCTTCGATGTCGTAGATCAACACGTCGCTGGTCAACAGACCGTCGATGGTAATCACTTTCTCGGAGTGCTTGATGTCCTTACGCTTGTCATCCAAGTTCTCGCCAGCAGCAAGGTAGTAGCCCTTGGTACGACCCATGACCGGGAAGCTTGCGCTCTTACCGTTCTGGATGGTGCGGACCATATGCTTGTCCATGGTGACGGAACGACGCACGAATGCAGTCAGAACTTCGCCACCGAAGACTTTCAGGAACATGGCCAGTTTGTCGGCAGGGTTTTGACCTTTG